TTACTGCCAGTTGGGCCGTCCAGGGTTTCGACTCGGCCTCCTTTCCGCGATGGGAAACCATCTCCAGCATCTCGTAGTAAATCAGGGGGTTACCCAGACGATAGCCCGGCTTAAGATTTATCTCTTTTGCCTTTATAGCTACCTGGGTGGAGACCCCCTTCAGTCTACACAGGATCTAGGTTCTCGTATCCGCCTGACCCATGGTCTTCCTAACTGTTTCCCGCTCGAGGTGAGACAGGCCATCCGGAGTGGATCTTTATCCACTATCAGATGGTGGGCGTCCCTGCTAAATATGTATAAAGCCATCTCTGGCCCCCATACTTTAGTGGGTGCGCTTGACTCTGTCACCGCTCCCCGATTCATGGGAGATATTGGTCAGTTATCGGACAATGTGATCGAGCTTTGGTCTCGGTTCATAGACCAACTTGGGTATGTTCCAGTCTATCGGCCACGGACTGCGTACGGTCGGATTTCAATGAAGTCTGGCCCAAACGGTCCTTTCGCCTGGTGGCGTCAAGGAGCGGATGCTCTCGCATGGACTTTCGCACCGCGGAATTATCTCGATGAGTTAGCGGCCCTTTGGGGCCTCGAAACTTTTAGAGAGAAACTCCAAAGTGCTATGTCTAATGCGTACACCATTTGGACCTCCGGTACTACCGGACTCTCCAAAGAAGACTATGCCTTAGGCTCTCTAGCTTTGCTGAGAGAAGCTGCCGGCAAGATTCGTCCCGTTGCCATGGTCGACATTTGGACCCAATGGATACTTAAACCTCTGCATGATTGGCTCTTGGAAATGCTTAGGGATCTCCCTACTGATGCCACTTGGGATCAGGAAGGAACCCTTCGCAAATTCGTAGAGCGAATCGGGCCTGATCGGGCTTACTACTGTTACGATCTTAAGAACGCAACAGATCGAATCCCGATGGCCTTATATGAAGAGATGTTTACGCCACTTCTCGGAAGAGAAGTTACGCGACTCTGGAGTCTGTTATTAACAGACAGATGGTATCAATGTCCCGGGGACGCAGTCGAGGCCGGTTACCCTACGAGGGTTAGGTATACGAGAGGGCAACCTATGGGAGCTTACTCCTCATGGGCGTCTCTAGCATGGGTGCACCACTTCCTTGTACAACTCGCCCACTTGGAAGTGGGGGGCTCAGGGTTCTTTCTTGACTATCTCGTCCTTGGCGATGACCTAGTCATCGCCTCAGAGGATGTCGCCCAAGCCTACCTTAAGCTTTGCGAAACATTCGGGATTACCGTGGGCCTTGCGAAGTCCTTTACCTCAAAAGGTTTAGTAAACTTCGCAAATAAGACCTATTGGAAAACCGATAATGTCAGCCCTCTTTCATTGAAAGAGGAGCTTCTGGCGGCAACTTGGCCGGCGAGAGTGTCCCTTGCCTCTCGAGTGACAGACCTATGGTACTCTATAGGGTCAAAGGAGAGAACCCACACTATGTTGAGAAACATGGTGGGGCCCTCTGTATGGACTGCGTTGCAGTCGGAGCTTCAAGCTCCGTCACCGCACGGAGTCATCAGTGCATTAAGCCTTGTAGCGCTTAATCCCTTAGCTCTTGGTAGAGCTTCGGTCTTAAACACCCAGGTCATTAGTGAATGGTTAAGGACTCACGTCCTAAAACCAGTTCAGACCTTCGGCTCTCTGACTCCTGACTTCTGCGTGCAGTTGCTGCTCATCTTTTATGAGCAGCTTGAAACTGCGCAAAGAAGACGACTTTCTCTTCTGAGACGTTGGCGCCAACTTGTTTCAATTAGTTGGCACGCGTCTCAGGTAGAATTACTTCTACCACTGGACAGTATAAACATACTTATGGATCACGCAAACTCCCTAAAGGAGTCGGCGGCGAACACAAAGGCGTTTATCGAGAAAGTCACCTGGGGGTCGGGGGGCTTAGGTTGGTGGGCTGGAGGTTCGCCTGGGCGTGGCTCATGGGCTCGCGATATGCGAGGAGCCACACCCGAGCATGCACTAAAGTACATTGAGAGTATCATTGATCACCTGATCAAGATAAACTCGGAACTCCCGTGCCGGGTTGAGCATATAATGACTCCTTACTATAGTAGCGAGGAGCCATCTACTCTCAAGGGGAAACAGAACATGAAAGGGCCCCAAAATAGTATCATCCCTCACATAGAGGGAGTTGACTATGATGGGACCAAACTAGGCAACCTTCCTTGGATCGCAGGACCTATTAAAGTCCCACTTTATGCTCCTCTCTTTGCGAATAAATCGCTCCGGGAGGGAACACCTGATCCAACTTGTGATGCAGTTTCCATTCCTGTCGCCGCCATTGAGGCTCTATGCCTCCGGCACTTTGGCGAGTCTCCCCTGATATCGGCCCTTCTGGGTCCGGCATCGCAGGGGAAGAGGGCCCGATCGCGGTTAGCTGCCGCACTGGCCGCCTACACAAGGACTAGCCTCGGTAGTCCAGGCACCGGAAATTCTCCGAAGGAGAACCCGGGTTCAGCTAATGCTTACGGGGGTCCGATCCCTCTAGAAGCGCTTGACTCTTTACCAGCCTCTAATCAGACTACCGAAATTAAAGGTAAGTCAGGTGGGAAGTTTTGGGAACTCCCTAGTGATGGGGAGACGAAGTCCTGGCTTGACAAAG